CTGAAAATTTCCTTTAGATTCCCTTTTGCCCCGGGGGTATCTAAATTATCCGCCATATCTCTCTGTCTTGCCATCTATCTCAATAAATTATTTTTATCTTTCTTATCTTACATCAAACGTTATGTCTTAGTCATCTATCTCGTCAAGATAATGTTTAAGTTCACTTATCTCTCTGCTCAATTCATATATTGAATCCCATAACTTATTATAGCAGCTGAGTACCCACAACAACAAAGCAGTCATAACCAACAACATAATAAACAATACTATAATCAATCTATCTCATCGCTCCATAACTTATTTACTATCCATGATATACCTAGTATACATAACTCTAATGCAATGAAGCACGCAATCATTTTAAGTATAATCATTTGAGTTTCTCTATTATCTTATTAGTAAACTTAGCAAATAACTTACCAACATACCAAGCACCAAACAAAGTAAATATATAATTGATTGTTTCCATCTTATCTCCTTTAATAATCCTGCATACCAATGACAGCCAATTGAATTAAAACAGCCACTAATATAATAAACAAAACATAATTCAATATCTCATCTCCTTTATGCAAACAGTAAAGCAAGGATAATACCTAGCAATAACCACTGTAGCAACATATCATTCTTATCAAACATAACATTATCCTTTCTATTATATCTATCGTTGGACTTGAACCAACTCACTAGCTTTGTGCGACCCTACTCTAAATAGATACAGCAACCTATAAGGATAGGCTACCATTTAAGCTGTCAGATACTTTCTGCCCTCCGACATTTAAAACCCTTAGGTCTTTTGATTACTCTAGCCATAACCTCTACAGTACTATAGATTTGGAAGCACCTCATGTAATACCTCCGATAGCTATGACTTGTATAGTTACGGCTCATGACTTCCGTAAGTGGACTATACACCACACATGCTTACTGACAGAATCGAACTGACATTAATAGGTTACAAATCTATCATTCTACCATTGAACTAAGTAAGCTTACTATATGATAACTTAATACCATATAATAATAAAGGAGAATAGGAACTGCCAGAATCGAACTGACCTAATGAGTAGCGACCTCACATACATCACCAGTATTGTTTAGTTCCTAAAGGAATTAAAGGGATTCGAACCCTTGCGCCATTACTGACCTATTAGTTTTCAAAACTAACCTCTTAACCAGACTTGAGTATAATTCCATATCAGGATAACTGGACTTGAACCAGCGACATCTCAGTTCCAAACCGAGTAGGCTACCAACTGCCCCATATCCTGTGAACAGACATTTTACATACTATTAAATGGAAATGTCTGAAACCATTTAATACTGAACTCCTATATTTGAAGCCCACAATAGAAAAATAGAGATTGTAGGAATCGAACCTACCACAATAACCTGTACACAATTAATATTATTTCCCAGTATAATATGATATCTCTACAATTGCAAAGGGCTGTTAAGTTGTGGTCATCTTCCTTCATTTAACTAACGCACCATCCCACGTTGCACCCAATACTTTAGCTGTACACTTTAGTACATTTAACTCAACCTCTTGTGTCAAGCACCATGATAGTTTTAATTCTTAGTTGCGGTATACACTATCAACCCAAACCCGTGCTACTCTTATTAAACCTAAGATATCTAATAAGTATCATCGCCAAACGTCACTTTTTATGGTTCTGACAAAACCTCTCGCTATGCTAGATAGCCACTAACAATATCGAGTTATCGTACTCGCAACGATGGCTGACCCAAACTCATTTAACTACAACCCCTAAACATTTATGAAGTAGCACCAATATAATTTAAAACAAAACCCCTAACCAACATACAATACCAAGAATAATTCCTGCAATGAATTGTTTGTTATTTCCTGTTTCTACTTTCCATTTAAGTTTATTTGGAATGCTAACCGTAAGAAATAAAGCACCTAATAAAAACAAAACAATACTACCTAACATTTATTCACCTTTCTCATACATAGAGTAGAAAATTTTATCCACTTCGAATTCATCAAAATAAACTTTCTTGCCATTCAAGATAAAGTATAATTTATTATAAGCAAACTCTGGTCTTCCATCACAATACCATCTAGTTAAGAAGTCCTTATCACTTAATGAATCGCAAAATTCAACATCTAAAATAATTTCGCTCATTATTCACCTTGGCTTTCCATATACAATAGAATACAAAACGCGTCTGCCATATCGTCGTTAACTACTTCATCAGGAACAATTTTATAGCTTCGTAAAATAGCTTGGCTTTGTTCTTTTCGTTCTGCTCGTTTACCTTTAATCAAATGGAATGAAGCCCACTTTGAATTAGGACAATCAACCGAACCAATATTAAACTTACTAAACATCAAAGCTAGGAAGTAGCCATTGGCACGAACTAGCGAGATATTGCCTTTAGTTTTCATCGTAATAATAGGTTCTTCAATTGCGATAAAGTAATCATGTAAATTATAATATTCAATAAGTTCGCCGATACCTTCAGCAATTAACTTAGTACGTTCTAAAGGGTCTTTATCTTTGCCACCTTTAATAGCACCAACTACAATCTCATTCGTCAACGGATTACGGAAAGCGTAACCTGTATCTTTTGTGCTAAAATCAATAGCAAGTATTTTATTCATTCTTTCATTTCTCCTTTAAAACATAAAGCTAAGTCAAGTGTTACAAGACCTTTAACAACACAATCCAATAAGAACTCGTTAAACTCATCAGCTTTCATGGTTTCTTGAAAGAATATAAGTTCTGTTTCAGCCATTGCGTTCTCTCTCTCAACCTTATGTAACTATTATAGCATACCGTATTTTCACAATCGGAATTATAAAGTTATGTAAGAATACAAAGTATCTAATCGAGTAAAAAGATTTCCGTTTATGGTATAATTATAGTAGAAAGTGAGGTAATATGAAAAATAAATATCTTTTAGCTTTACTTGTAACTCTTGCTATTTTGCTTATAGTTGCTATAATTGTAACATTATATGTTTTATCTGTTGTCTATCCAATAATTAGCACTATAGGAATATGCTTAATTATGTCAGTGCTTCTTTATTTTATGGTACTGTTAGTTATAATTTAATTCAAATCAAATAATAAAGGAGAAAATATAAATGAGGGACAAGTATTTAATTTATTTGAGGCAAAAAGAATACCAAGAACGAGTTAAGCAAGAACTCGAAAACGCACGTTACAGAAACAACAGAGATGTTATGAATCAAGAACCAGTTGACGAAGAAACACTAAAGCTTTGGGACAGTCAACCAGCAATTACATTTGTTTTAGACAATAGAAAGAAGGTAAAATAAAATGATTGAAATTTGTACAGACCGCAATAAAATGTTTTTAATTATGATTATCGTTATCCTTTTATTTATGTTAGTCGCTTTTACTTTAAATAAAAGTTAAAAAATGCGCCATTAGGCGCTTTTGTTTTACGCTTGACCGAAATTTGACAAGAAGTGAACCGACGTAAGTACAGACTGTGTCTTGTTTTCAAAGTTTAATCTCATTAAGTACACGATAATGCTTGTTGGTATGATTTTATAACTTTACATAACAGTATAACCCAAACTGTAAAAAAGCAATATGTTATAATGGATGTAGATAAAAAAGTATCTAATACTTGACAAGATAAAAATTAAGTGTTAAACTTGTCTATGTAATCAAAAGGAATTAAATAAAAGTGACTGGTAAAGCTAAAAAGATAACTGAGTAAGACTTCATAGCGATCAACACTATAACAAGTAATAAAGATGTCGGCAATTCTTATGCTTTTGAGTAAGAAACCCTACTATAGAAACAGTGGAACGATATTGCTAGTCGAGTCTGTTGCGTGATAAAGTTTAAAAAGAGTGTCATGTTAAGCCCCTATAGTAAGTTATTAGTTTATAGCAGTAAATTAAATAACAATAGTACATGGCATTTAACTTTTAGCTTATGAACACTCGTAAGCACTTTATAAAATAACACTCTTAGGGGCTTTAGTTAAAACAAAGAGATAGGGCAGATTTATACTTTTTACTACCTAAGTTAGCTTATTTATAGTAAATTGTGTAAAAGTATCTTTTGCTTGACTATTTATATTTTTATTGCTATAATTAAGTTATCAAATATAAAGGAGAGCATAAAATGCAATTTATCAAGTTAAATACCAAAAGACAACTACTCGATAGAGTGTTAGAGTTACAGGAAGAATTAAAAACTTTAAAAGACGGATATTTATTTTTCAAGCGACAATATGATGTTAAAGTGATTCAATTGTCAGACCGAAATGACACCATTAGACACTTAGAAAGTGAAATCAAATACTTGCAACAGCAACTTGAACACGAAAAAGCAGCAGTAAACGGATATAAAAAAGCTTATGAAGAATTAAAAGAAAAACAAAAATCTGTTAAACCTATTAACGTTACAATCAATCAAGTTAATACTGATGTATGGAAAGTAATTAGAGATGAAGTGCTACAAAAAACACATAAATGTACAAAAGAATGTTTTAAAGAGCACGTTTTACCAGCTATTCAGCGAGATTATGATAGCATAAATCCTAAGTATAAGGATAATCCAAAAACTATTAATAACCTCCTTGTTCATTGGGAACAACGTTTAAGCGAAACTTATGATTTTATAGACGCTTTATTCTTAGTTTATGGTAAAGTAATTGTTAATTTCAAAAAATAGTTGTGAGGGAAAATGAAAAAAATAATTGTATTGGTTTCCGTGTTTTTTGGTCTTGTAATTCTTGGTGGCTGCGCTACTGATGACATTAAGAGTGGTAAAGTTGAAAGTGTTAAAGTCGAAGTTGTAAAAACTAACTTGGATAAAGAAGATGTTTTCCAACTAATGCCTATTATTATAGACACAGGAAAAACGACAACAACTACTTTTGTGCCATATTATAGCGAAGTTGATAATCTTGTTATTAAATATAAGTACAAAGACAAAACTTATAAGGTTAAAACGAGTGAATTTGAATTTGTTGAAATTTCAAATGGTAAAACTTACGCAAGACTTGAAGAAAAGAATATCGGAAAACAAGATAAACCGATTGTAGTTTACAGAAATTAGTATCTAGGACTTGCAAAAGTCCTTTTTATTTGATATAATATTTCTATAAAGGAGAATTAAAATGAAATTTTATTATGTAGCACTTGGATTTAATCCTGAGCAGCCAGTTAAAACTGATGGTGGTACTCGATTAGCTTATTACACTAAAAAACACCAAGCTATGAATCAGTGCGAAAAACTTAACCAGCGATGGGGAAAATTCCAAAGAGTCAAAGGAAAGATTTATAAAGTTTATTGTGTAGAATCAGAACCAAAGGAGATTGAATAAGTGACGGATATTTTTAAAAGAGCGGTAAGTGCAACATATTTAAAAACACAAGAAAAATTTAGTGAAGAAAATAGCTGGTTAGTAGAAAACATTTTGCCAGTTGGTCAAGCTGGTTTAGTAGTAGCACCTTCTAAGTCTTTTAAATCAAGCATGACACTTAATATGGCTATAGCTGTAAGTCAAGGTAAAGAATTTGCTGGATATAAAACTAAAAAAGGTAATGTTTTAATTATAGACCAAGAAGACACAGACTTCGTGTTACACCAACGCTTAAACGGATATAGTGACGACGAAGAACTTGAAGGGTTGCATTTTCTTACAGGTGGAATGTTTAGGCTTGATAACGACGACCACATGAATCGATTATATATGTTTATCAAAGAAAACGATATAAAGCTAGTTATTCTTGATAACTTGAAAGATTTGTTATCTAGCGAAGATACTCTGAATGACATGTCGAGAATGAACAATGTCTTAAATAAAATAACTAGATTGAAGCTTATTCTTAATGATGTTACTTTTATTTTGGTAGCTCATGCTAGAAAGTCAGTTGCTGACGATTCACTTGATAATAAAGAATTTCGTGTTCGTTCAACTCATGCTTTAGGAAGTAGTGCCATTGGTTCATGGTTTGAATTCTGTTTGACTTTATCACCTAAGCTTGGTAAACATTCAAGATATTCTGTTATGAGTGTAGAGGCTCGAAATTTTGCTTTTAATAAAGAGTTGTACTTTGGTTATGTAGCAGACAAATTCTTGATGATTGACCCAACTAAGAAAGAACCTGAACCAGATACAGAACTTGTCGAGGAAGTTAAAAAAGAAACGCCAATAGAAGCAACAGAAGAAAGTGCAAAAGCGTTCTTAGAACTAGCTAAAGAAGAAGGGAAGGTTGAAGAAATTGATAATTAATAAAAAATTACCGTTAATAGTTTATTATAATCCTTATAACGGTTCTTACCACACCGCTGGATGGAGAGCGTTTGAAAGGTTTGAAAAAAAAGATGATTATACACCTATTATATATACTTCTAGTATTTATGTCGCAAATCAAGTGAAATCAAATCTTAATAATCTAAGAGCTTGACAAGAGCTCTTTTTTTGTTATAATGAATATATAAAGTAAAGGAGGACAAAATGATAACTAACTGGGATGAATTCGAGACTTGGAGAATTACAAGCATAGAATTTCATAAAGAATCAAGCGAATATAGCTATTTAAATGCTTTGACTTACTTTGAATATGCTAGAGAATTCTTTAATAAAAATGGATTCCCAAAACAAACAGAAAAGTATAAAAATGGTAAATTAAAACCGTGGTCTGACAAACACAAGAAAGCACAGAAAGAAGAAATAAATGAATTCATTAAAAGCAAACAATTCAAAAAAGTACAAAAGCGCTATCGCAGAAAATAAAGCACGTAATCACTATAACCGAAATATGAGAAAGTTATATCTAGCTTTAAGAGAGTTTAATATAAAAGAATATACTTGTTATTCCAATGATAATAGACGTTTATATTGGCTCTGTAATGAAATATGGAACTATTGGGAAGATGGGTTTATTTTACCTTTGTTCTTATATGGTATAGAAATAGAATCAATTGAAAATGGTTATAAAGTATCTTTAACTTGACAAGGTTAAAAAATATTGATATAATATATTTATAAACAATAAAGGAGAACTGAATGGAAAAACTTGAAAAATTATTTTCCGAAAACAAAAGAAAAAACGCAGAAGATTTTGAAAGAATTCAAGAACTTAGGCTAGAAAAAGAAGAACTTCAAACAAAATTGCGTCTTTGTAATAAAGAGTACGACAAATTATCACGTAGATATGAAATACGTACAGCAGAAAACAAACTAATCGCTAGAAATGACTTATTTTAAGGAGAATTTAAAATGACAGAACAAAAACAAGTCAAAACATTAGATAGCTCAGTATTTGAAACTCTGAATGCAATCAATGTCAATGACAAAAAGAAAGCTAAAAATAATCTTGATTATCTATCATGGGCTTGGGCGTGGGCTGAGGTTAAAAAAGCATTCCCTGAAGCAAATAGTAAGGTTTATGAAGATGTTAATGGAATGAATTATTTCAATGATGGACGAACAGCTTGGGTTAAAGTTGGTATGACTATCAATGATTTAGAACATATTGAATACTTGCCTATAATGGACTTTAAAAATAAATCTATTCCAATTGATAAAGTAACTTCAATGGATGTTAACAAAGCCATTCAACGTGGTTTAGTTAAAGCGATTGCTCGACATGGTTTAGGATTATACATCTACGCTGGCGAAGATTTGCCTGACTTAACACCAGAACAGCAAGAACTTGAATCTGAAAAGCAACGACTTCGAGAAATTCAACCACTTATCTCACGAGCTAAAAAAGTTGGATATCCTAAAGACAAGCTTGATGATTTGAAAACAAAAACACGTCAAGAAATCATTGATATTATGACTAAATGGAAGGAAGAACAAGAAAAATGAAACCAGTAATTTTAGATATTGAAGCAAAACCTTACGTAGAATCAGTTATTAAACATTATGAACGAATGAAATCAAATAACTTCACAGAGCGTGAAATAGTAGAATACTTTTTGTTGGAAAACGTGTCTGTGTTTAATGATGTAAACGGAATTAATCGTTATAGCTTCCTGAAAGCAGTTCAAGAAAATAATGGTTATGAAATGTTTAGAAATGCTACGTTTATCTATAATATCGCTACAGGTGTTTTTAAAATAGAATATAAAAGAAAGTGAAAAAAGAAATGACAGAAACATCAAAAGAATTATCTGAAATATTAGAAGTGTTTGAAGATGGAGATATTGGCTATTTAGATTTAGGGCAATGGCTAGCTTGTAATGGTTGGCAGTTAGTTCAAGAAAATAGTATCTAAGACTTGACAACAACAAAATAAATTGATACAATAATAACATAAAGAAATAAAGGAGACCATTAAAATGGCAAAAACAAAATCATCATTCACAGTAGTTACAACTTTGACAGAAAAAAACTTTACAGTTACTCAATCAGGTAAGAAAAACTTCCGTGTTCCACTTATGGACGGAGTTTGGGTAACAGCTTGGATTAATCCTAAACAAGACGAAAAAATGAACTTCAAAGTTGGCGATACAGTGTTCTTGGTAGCTGATAAAATTAACTCAGAAGATAACACTTATAATGGCGAAACTCGTAAACAACATACATTTAACTTCCCTAATATCTCACGTTTGAGCGAAGGTGCTGAAAGTTCAAATCAACAAGCTGCTCAACAAGAATTGTTTGGCGGACAACCTACACAAGAAGTAAACGTTGCTGACGATGACCTTCCGTTCTAAGGAGTTAATATGTACACAGAAGAAGAAAAAGAATTGATTCTGGATAAGGTTGATAAACTCAGCCTTTCCAAGTGTTTCGTTGAAGCATTTGAATTTATTAAAAACGAAGTGTTTATGCCATTTGATTTTGAACAAGAAGAACAGTTTAAAAAAGATTTAAAGCAGCTTGTAAAGATTAATGCTTTGAAACACGGAATTATCATGGAAGGGGTATTCAATTGAATATTGTAGAAGAATTAGAAAACAAACTAGAACAATTGAATGAAGGCGAGATTGGTTTTACTGAAGCTGGAGATTGGTTGCATACGTTCGGAGATGATATTCTGAATGAGCTCAATTGGTTACGAGAAATGTTGGAAAAATAAAGGAGAAAAGAAATTGATTAAAACACTACGAGAATTACACAAAGCACTTAAAATTAAACAAACAATTGATATCTATGTACGAAACACAAATAAAAAATATAATCAAAATTGGGAAGCTGACCAAATTCTTGATGAAGGTACAATCAAATTAATTGAGTTAAATACTGAAGGTAAACTTCGTCGCCATGGTAAACAGCACAAACAAATTCAACATTGGTTGGCTCAAAGCAATAAAATTAAACAGCTCGAAGAAGCTAATAAGCAGCTTACAGAAAAAGCTAAACGTGCTGAAAACATCGTAAGCAGCGACAACTTGAAAGATTCATATATCAAAACACTTGAAGAATTTGCTTTCTTCCGTGGTAGCATGTATAAAGAAAAACGTACACAAGCTTTCTTGGAAAGTATCGGTATCAAATATGCTGAATATCTAAAAACTGACGGAGTTGAGCAAGCATTCAAAGACCGTATTAAATGGTTTAAATCACAAGTGTAAAAAAATAAGGCTTATCTCTTGACAGGGGTAAGCTTTTTTGTTATAATAATATATGAAGTTAAGAAAGAAGGAAATGTAATGAAATTAAAAGAGTGTACAACATGTGGCAGTCACGAGTTTAATGGAAATAAATGTGCTTATTGTGGTAACGTTTATGAAATGGAAGAAAAACAGCAAGTAACCGAAGAAGAATTAGATTTTCCCGAAATGGACGAAGTTGAGTTTAAAGACACTCCATGTGGTAAAAAGACTTTAAAAACTATGATTTGGTTATTGGTTGCTATTATATGGTTTGCGATTACTGTATTCATTCCACCTTTATTCTTGTTAACTATTTGTTGTTTGATTATCTGGGTTTGTAGAAAAGTTTGTAAAAAATATTAGTTTATATTTGACAAAACAAAAAGATAATGTTATACTTAAAGAGTAGAAAATAAGGAGATAGAAATTTGGATAAAAAAATAATTTGTACACAATGTTTAAAAGTTTTTAAGTCTAACGGTTATAAAAAACAACAACATAATTTTTGTTCTTGGGAATGTTTCAAAGAATGGAGAGGGTATTAAAATGAACACAGAATTAGTTATGGATAGAGCTATTATTATAGCGTTGATTGGTTTAGGACTGTATGCTTTCTTTGCATTAGTTGACTTTATTAAAACGAAAGGGAATAAATAATGTTTCAAATTTGTAATTGGTGCGGTATGATGTATAGAGAGGAAGATTGTGTTAAAAATAAATTTGCTTATACTGGTTATTTTTGTAAAGAGTGTTTCAAAACTTACGAAGACGCAAAGCTTATAAAGGGGTAAACAATGGAAGATAATTTTAATTATGGTTTATGGTATGCTGAAAAGACTTTAAAAGAATATAAAGAAAAACTGGTAGAATTAGAAAAGAAAAAGCGGTTTATAGAACTTGATATAGAAATTTGTAAAGATGGTATTAAACGTTTTGAAAAATCAGTAGAAAAAGCTAAAAGAGGTTAAAATGGCATTACCAGAAGAATTGTTAATATTAATCGCAAAGAATCAATTTACTAAAAACCCTTATGAAGCAGACATGCTAAGCGAGTGTTTAAATGCTGTAAAAAGATATTACCATAAACATAACGACAGCTTATTAGATAAAACGCTAAGAATAGTTACAGATAACTTAGCTGAGAACGTAACAATTAACGCCTTAATGGCTGAAAACTTAACAAGTGATACAATAGAGTTATTAAAACCAAAAGAGCTGTTAGAAGTCAAAATAAGGGTTCTGGGAGCTGGTAAGATAGCAACAGACGAAAACGAAAAAGTAAGACTAAGAAAGCTTTATAAATTAATTGAAGAAAAAATGAACTTATTACTTGACAAAGAAAAAGAAAATTGATATAATAAGTATGTAAGATAAATAAAGGAGAACAATACAATGAAAGACACGTTTAAATTGGCAATGGGAATCTTATTAGGCTTCTTTAGTTTTGTAGCGGTAGCTTATGTATTATTCTTAGCTGTAACTATGGTTATTTGGTTAATGGGGGTTATTTAATGAAAGCTATAGAACAACTTTTAAAAAATCAATCGTATGAGATTTTAGATGAAGAACTAGGTTGGGTAATTTATCCTTGTACTAACGCAATTGAAGAAGGATTAGAAAAGAGTATGGCATGAAAGTAAAAAATTTAATTAAAAAACTACAAAAAGCAGACCCAGAGAAAGATGTATACTTTGAAACGGTTGAAGCTTTAGAACCTATTGACTTTGGTATATTAGACCAAGAAAGCGACGTTATTTTATATAACTGGGAATCAGACCGTTGTGAACAAGATTGCTGTAATAAGGAGGTACTATAAAATGAAAGTTGAATTAACACAAGCACAAGCAGACTTTATTGAATCATTTAAAGTAAAAGATAAAATATTTGGAGACGAAAAAGTAGAAATAGGGAGAAACTTACCGACTTGGGCAAGTAATGCACTTTATCATATTTCTCGCTTTGGTTACGGTTTCGGTATGACAGACAGAAATTCCAAAGATGTTTCTAACCAATTTAATAACCCAGACCACTACAAAGAGTTTTGCCACGATTCAAAAACTTTACTAATTAGCGCTGTAATTAATGGCTATACAGTTAAAAAAGAATGTTTTGTTATGTATATGGAGTTCACAGATAACGAAGACAAAAGAAAAAAACGTCGTTTATACTATGGAAGCGACCACCACGTAACAGACAGTGGAACAGCTACAGTATTTCCTGCTTTTGGGGTTTCAGAAGAAGAACTCATGAAGCAAGGCTGGGAAAAAGAGGTGCTATAATGTTGATTTGTCCGAATTGTCATAAAGGAAAGTTTGAGAGTGAATGGGGAATATTTTCAACAATTTGTAAGGATTGCGAAAAGAAATTAAAGGAGAAAGCGTTGGATACAAACAAGAATAAACATTATACAAATAGTCACGGTATGGAGTTAAAAGACTTCATGAAGAAATTTATGCCTGAACTTTGGGAAGCAGCTTGCTACTGGTCTGCATTAAAATATAATGTACGAGCTGGAAAGAAAGAAAATGAATCGTTAGAGAAAGACTTAGGAAAACGTACTGACTATATCAATGAAATCGTTGAAAATGACGGTATTGAAGATTTTAATTTGATTCTGGCTGATATTAACGCAATTAAAACACGTTTTGAATCTTGGACAGGAGAATAAAATGAAAGTATATGTTTTGACAGCAGACACTTATTGTGGGGGTTATGGTTCTTCAATAGAACTTTTTGGAGTATTTTCAACTGAAGAAAAAGCTATCGAACAAGCTTCTTGCTTAAAACTTGAATGGTACGATGTATCTTGTGTTAATATAGATGACCCAGAAGAACATTGCTTTTTAGGAGGATATATTGAATGAAGGTAAAAGAATTAATTGAAAAGCTTAAAAAGTTTGATGAAAATATGGAAGTTGTTTACGATTATGACGGACATTATAGCACAGCTAGTATTAGTGAAATCTCAATAGGTAACGAATACTATCAAGACGAAAGAAAAGAAGTAGTAATTATATATTAAAAAATAAAAGTTTATCCTTGACATGGGTAAGCTTTTTTGTTATAATAATATATGTAAGGTTGAGAAAGCAATAAGGCAAGGGCGGGGAGCTGATAAAGTCTTATTACAGTAATCTCTTGAAGAACAACAGCTTAGTTTAAATCTTATCACTTGACAAAATAACCAAGACTTGATATAATAGTCTTATCAAATGAAAGAGAGAAACAAAAATGACAGCAGAAGAAATCGTACAAAACTATCAAGTTAAATTAATGAAAATTATTTTTAAAGAAATTGATAGTCTGATTAAAAAGAAAGAAAATGCAGATTTAAAAGCACATGAACTTGCAAAAAACGCTAACTCTGTCAGGTCATCAGCATATTGGAAATCAGTAGGAAATGCAGAGTTTTACATTAAAGAAATTTACCAAAAACTAAGCGCTTTAAAAGAAATGGATAGACTTTTCCGCTGGTCGGAACGTCTACACCAAGAACAACTATCATTTGTAGAAAAGTTTCCTGAGGTTATGAAAAAATACACAAAAGATAATAAAGTATAATTAATATATGAAATTAAGGAGAACAGAACAATGAAATATACACAATACGCTTATAATCCAACAACAGAAGACTTAGTTATTTTTAAGAACTTAAAAGAGGTATCTAAGCACTTTGGAATTCACTACGATACATTAAGACAATGGCGAGAAAAAGGACGACCTAACGCTGAATTAGCTAGTTTGGATAATGTACCAGCTTTAAGGAATGATGAACTAATGAGGGGTTATGAAATTTATAACGAAAGGGAGTGGCAAGAGTAATGTGTAAGAAGCGTAAATACTCACGACAAGGTGCTTTATTCGCAATAGTAAGAGCGCAACGTGAATTTAGAGAAGGTAAAATTAAAGCTGATAAAGTACCAGTAAGAAGCTACTTCTGTAAACACTGCAAGACTTATCACTTAACAAGTCAATTAAGATTTAGCATTAAAAAAGGAGTCTTTCAAGGCTCGCAAGATAAAAGATATGGGAGATTATAAAATGATGACTAACAAACCACAAGAATTTAAATATTATAATGTAGAATGGTTAGAACAAGATTTTACGGGATTCTTAAACATTAAAAAGAAACGTTTCTATTTTAAAGATGAAGCACTAGATTACAAAGAGCTGGTAGATAAATCTAAAATGACTAAAAATTGTACTGTATCAGAAATCACAGAAACACATAAAGTTATTGCTTGACAAAATAAAAATAAGTTGATATAATATAAATATAGTAAATGAAGGAGATATAAAAATGATTAAATTTATCAAAGCATGGATTAAGAAGAAAGAACAAAAACGTGAAGAAGAAATTCAAGAAATTATGAACAACTGGGAGAACTTAGGATGATTACAGCAGAACAGTTTTATGACAAACTCGAAACAGCACTTAGAAAACAAGGCGATAATTTAAATACTTTTCAAATGAAACTATCGGATATTATCAACAAGAAAGTTAATTTAAAAAGTTCAAAGCAAAAAGGGAATTTTCCTGTAGCTAAAGTTATCCCATTTATGGACTTCCCTTGTTTTAGTGATGATGAATTGCATTATATTTGTTTGAAACGTCTTGAAATGATGAGAGAAGATGACCCAGACGAAGAAATTATTGATTCATTTATGGCAGAACTTGAACCAAGTAAAGCATACTTAGAAAAACAACGTATTAGACGACAAATGAAACGTGAGGCAGCATAAAAATGGAAATGCCGTGGAAAGTTAAAGAATATATAGAAAATAGAAAAAGAATTTTAAGTCAAGATTTATTTGAATTTGATAGAAAAATCAAAGAAGCTAAGTTATTGATTCGTGATATAGAAGAAGAAAAAAGTAGAACAATAGAAGAAATTAGTGAACTGATTAAATTTAAAAAAGAGGTAGAGAAATGATTTTACACGAATATACAAATAAAATTAACACAGCAGCTAACCCAAAAGGGACAGCAAAACGGATTGCATGTAAATTGAATCAAGATGATCCATTCAATTACTATGTTATCATTTATAGTATGAGCGAAGGTTATTTGGTTGAAAAGTACGAAATTAAGGGGATGAAATGAAAGAGCAAAAGTATATAGATTATTTTGTAGTTACTGACGAAAATTTAAGAAAACAAGCGAAATACTTGACAATTATACCACGGTATAAAAAAACTTTCAAAAGTTCGTATGAAGCTAGACAATACATGATAAAAAGTATTGCAGAAAACTCATGTATAGAGTTGAATTTTACTCTAACTATTGAGCGAAGACTTAACCCAAAATATACATTATCAAAAAGAATTGAAGAACTGGAAAAAGAATTAAAAGAGCGGAAGGAGCAGTTAGCGGAATATGAATAAAAAGTTTTATATTGAAGTTGATGAAAATGGTAATGAAGTTAAACGAACTCAGACAGTACACGAACACGTTGATTTACAAGAGTTATCAGAACAAGAAAAGATAGATGTATTCTATCAAGCTACAGCAGAATTATTAAGCAAAACACAAAAAGTAAACATGTTATTTGATGAAGTAGTTAACAGCGTTGATATCAGCGATTTATACGAAAATCAAGCTTATTTAGACGGATTGACTAACATTTTATTAGTAAAGGAAATGCTAAAATGAAATATAAAATCATAGCTGAATATAATGCAATTGGTAAACGTGAATATAACACAAATAACTGGCAACCAATGTTTGAAAAATTATCACATTCAAGATTCGTTATGTTTGCTGAAGTCATTGACTTAGAGGCTAATAAAGTTATCACTAATTTTGATGATAGAGAACTTTGGCAATGGAACGAAGATAAAAAACAATTTGAACTTAAAGAGGAGATTACACTATTTTGATTTTACTTACTGACCCGACACTTGTATCAATTAACCACATTCAACAAGCTCATAAACAAGCTGATAACGGTTTTAATGATATTGTGGCACAATTATACAAGAAAGAGTTTAGAAAGCAAGAGAAAGCGAAAGAAGAACATATAAAGCGAGCTAAGGAGAAAGCAATTGAATTACAGAAAGCAGAAAATGAACGAGTGGCAAAAGAAGTATCTGAAACTCGAAGAATTGAACAAGCTAAACGAGATGAACAAGGTAATAGAGAACGTGCTAAACAGGAGACTTTACAGAGAGCAGAAAGCGATTCTAGCAATAGTGTACAAGGTACAACAAATGACGATGTACAAGCTGCTGAACCCCCTGTACAAAGTACAAGCTCTACTATTGGCTCGGATTGGTCTCAAGTTAGTCCAGAACAAGCAAGTGCATATATGTCAGCCAAAACAGGAGTTCCCGCTAGTACGTGGCAAGCAATCATCTACGCCGAATCAACTAACAACCCAACAGTCATTAACTCAATCGGCTGCTTCGGGTATCTCCAGTTACACCCTGTACACGGCAGCGTCAGCACTATGAGTCCTCAACAATATTTAGATACAGCTGTAGGTGTATTTAATAGCCAAGGATTAAGCGCTTGGGAAGTCACAACAACTGGAATGGTAAATTAAATACTTGACAAATATAAAATAATTTGATATTATAGAAGTATAGAAAAGGAGACAAAATGAAAACAACTAAAGAAATGCCTGTATTTGAGGTATCACGAGAACTAGCAGAAACACTTACGCTTTGGAAAGACCAAATTCGTAGTAGAGATTATAATGATTTTTCAGAAAGCGAAAAGGACGAACTTATTCAAATCTTCCGTAATTGCGATGATGGCGAAGACGGAGTAGACCGTAGCTTATATTCTATCACAGCTTACTTATTGAGTACGCAAAACTTTACAGTTAAAGAAAAATTATATCGAGTTATCTTACAAGAAGAACGTAATTCAGCTAAAGCTGATTGGGTTTATTTCTTTGTCAATAAAGACGGCGTGTTAGATTACACCGATTACTTCCAAAACGTTTCAGTATTGAAAGAACCAGAAATTCCAGAACAATTCAAGGCGTTTATGAAAGAAGTAGACTAAAATATAAATAAAGAAAGTGAGGATATCCTCTTTATAGAATAATATCTATGTTCAATTACACAAGAAAAGCCCTAGCAATTAAGCTAAGGCTCTTTTTATATTATTGAGCAGCACGTGGAATGTCTTTTTCCTTCAAGTCATTAGCTTGTAAGAAACGTAAGTCCCAGCGAGCTTCTTTAGTCCATTTATAGTGTTTCATTTCTTTGCCCATAGTTTCTCTATAAATCTTTTTGATAATGTTGATTTGGTCATTGTGGCTCAAAGCGATTGATTTAAGTCCGTTAAAGTAGTAGTAAGTTCCGTTTCCGTTTTCGTAAGTGAATTGCATTAAATCTAAGTCTCCTAATTCTAAAGGTGTTGTGTTTGAGTTGTCTGATGTAGCGTTTGTTACATCTTTTCTAAATTGTTCTAAGTTGATTCCCCATTTAGCTAAGTATGGAATAGGGTCAACGTGGTCTGAGCCATTAGATGGTTGATTGTTAGTACAAAACTTGTGTGTTTTAATTCCAGCTAAGTCTCCTGTATCAACTGTAACAGGAATGCCAGCTTGTTTAGCTAAGTCACGCAGCAGTTCGCAATAAATTTTATAATCTCTCATAAACTCATCACGATTCTTGTGTGATTCAATTAATTCGACACTAGCATAACCTTCAGCATTCCAGCCACCACCAACGTCCCATGCTCCTCGTCCTACCTCAGCAAGTTGAATAACTCGTCCGTTACCAACAACATGAGTATAAAATCCTGTGTTGATATTTTTATTATGGAAGTAATCAGCTTCGTTTTGTGCTGTACTATTTGCATTACCAGTAGAATGAGCGTGAACTTGTCTATATGGTGCATAACCAACCTGAGGAAGTCCAGCTCTAATTCTACGTTCTACTGTATAAGCCATTATTCTCCTTTCTCATCGTCTGTTTCGATTTCTGGTACGTTTATACCTTTTTTCTTTAAAACGTTCACTAAGCCCTTAAATAAAGGCGAGATTGAACCAATTAAATAAATGAATTGAGCTACAAAATAAAGTAGTCCAATATCAATCACTGTACTTGCGATACTAGAAGTTGCTTCGGATTTCGTCATATCAAATACAAGATACAGAATCCAAAGTGCAATCACTACTGTTATGTCAATAATCGCACGACGACCAAGAGGTGGGTTCATGTTAACCCCGTCTTTTACCCATGTTGCGAAAAATATTGACACAATCAAAAGGGTTATTAAAATCATTTTAGTTACCATTTTTATTACTTTCTATTTTATGGATTTTTTGTTGCGAACGCTTCGACTAAAACCTGTCTAGTTGCTCCTGACGTGTTAGAACCTGAAATTAAACGGAAGGCGTTTGCTGAAGTGATAGCGCACCACATTAAGTTACCTGTGTTGGACATTGTGGCAGTAACGAAGTTGCGGTTATAGCCACTTGGTAGGACTGGAATACCAATTTCAGAAGATATAAACAAAGACCCCCAAGGATTGTTAACAGCTTGTGTTGTGTTAATGATACGACTAAAACGATAGATTCCACCGCCAACTTCGGTTATATTCCAATCTTCTTCAAGTTTGGAAGCAGCCAATTGACCAAATTCATTGCTGGCATGTTTTACAACTAATCTATCTAAGTAAGTGATGTTTTCTGGTACTTCTGTACCAACTACACCTTGTCCATTTGTTCCTACGATGTCAATAACTACTTTAAGAACACCTGAATCATTGTTCAAGTCAATAGCGTTGCTGTTATCGTTTGTTTCTGCCGAGATACTTACTGGGTTAGCTGTCTGTGTTAAATCGATATTTGCATGAATGTAATTTTGTGCGTTAGCTGTTAAAGCTATTGTTTCATTAACTAATTCAAAGTAACGTCCGCCAACAACAAGAGAAGTGTTTACGTATTGAATGTTTAGAGCTGTTGTAACTGGTTCTGACCAATCTTTACGACGAAGCGTACTGTAGTCCATTCCTGTTAACATCATATATAATTTTCCGTCGTTATTAGAACCTACAGGAAACTCTGTTCCGTTAGGACTGAAAAACGTATAATTTAAAATTGTCATTCTTCTATAACCTTTCTTTTTATGATCTCCGCTTTGTCTAAAACTGGATTGTCAGTTATAGATAACTCGATAAGATTGAAGTTTCGTCTATTTATTAAATAACCGCCAATAGATACTTTTTGACCGACGTCATATAATAGCGTAGTTTCGATTCTAAGCGTCTTTGGACTATTATAATATACTTTACCGTTAAGTAACTCTATATGGTCTAATTTAAGCGGTACAAAGCCCTTAAAGCTTTTTATTTTATAATAGTCTCCGTATGTTGCTGTATATTCGTATTTCATTCTGTACCCTCTACAAAAACAAGTCTGTCACCAGTATCAGTCTTAACTCGGTCTGCGATATACCCTGAATATTTGATACCTTTATAATAAATATTAACCAAGTCATTAACATATAAAGGGAGCATAGGGTTTTGGTCGAATGCTAAACGATTGACAATAGTTGACGGAGTTATTTCGGCTTTAATAGTTGAAGTTGCTGGTTCTTCATCATAGAACAACGTTTTGACGATTCTTTGTTCTGGCAAGTCCGTGCCGTCTCCATTATAATCAGCGTAATTAATGATATCGCCGTTGTTTTTAGCTGCATACATTTTCGGAGCGTCCGTATAATCTTCTGTGCTTGCGTTCTTAACAAATACGATAGCGAAGTTATAGTTAGAGCGTTCGATTACAGTTTCTGTATCCATGAACACGTTTTGCTTATCATCAACCATAATATCAATTGTCTGTCTATTCCAGTCGCGGCTAGCGAAGTTTATAACAACTGTTTGTCTAGGGTCTAATAAAGTACCGTCAGGATTATAAGTAGCACCATAAATAGTAGAAGTTGGTTGATATTGAACTGAGTTAAATACACGTTTCGCTACATCTTTAGACTCAGCTGTTTCAGCTTTACGGTTAATCTTAGCTTTTCCACCAAACAAAGCAGAGTTGAAAGTATAACCATATACCATTAAATCGGTTTTGGCTGCGTCTATCATATAATCAATTATGGCAAAGTTAGTTGTCTTAGTGATATGGTTAGGAATGTCTTGCCCTTCGATAGCTCCCCAGAAATAATTCTTTAAGGTTGCTTTGTTACCTTCATCAACATCAATGACAATATACAGAAAAGATAGGTTGAATCTGTTTTTTATGCCTTGTTGTGTTTCGATAGGATAAGTCTCAGGAAAGAGAATTTCAACAACATCACCGACAGCAACTGTATAAGAGAGGGTAGCTGACGAACTATAAAGATATCCAGTTTCCCACAACTCATAGTCCATAGCTACACAGCGAGCTTTAGGCTTTGGTATTGGTCTTTTAGTGAAGTTACCGTTTGGCAATTCAAAGTCATTGACATTCAAGTAATTAGGGTTGAAGTTGTCATAAATATTAACCTCTAACATTACATAAAGTCCGCCTTTCTCTTAATTTTAAACTCTGCGCTTTTAAGGTTTTGCAAAGTCATTTGACCTTTTTCAATTATACGTGTTCTGTATCTTTGGAAGTCTAACGTAGGGAATAAATTGATTTTAGTTGTTCCAGTCCATCCGTTATAAAATTCGTCGTTAACATCTGTATTGATTAGGATATAATCTTGTTTTGTTTCTGTATCGAATAACAAAGCTGTGTACTCGTTACCAATTTCATTCAAGAACTTAACGCCAACTTCTCCTGAACTTGATGGGTCTAATCTAGCTACTACTGAGAATATTTCATTTTGAATATCCCATCGACTTAAACGTGTGATGTCACGTTCGCCATAATAAGTATAAGAAGTATTTTCGATATAGTTATATCCGAAGTATTCACTTATATCATCAGTTGTTAATTCGCTACCTGAGGGCATCATAGGAGTGACAGCTGAACCTTGTTCGACCTTCATGTCGTAAATAGTAAAAGTGTGAGCTGTATCTGCTACCGTTGCAGTATCTAAGCAATAATACCTTATGCTTGCGGTATTAGCTGTTGTAGTAACCGTATATGATAAACTATACACTTTTCCATCAGCAGGTATTGAGAAAATTTTATTTGGATAATTTATACCAGTTCCTGATGAATTATAAAATCCAAATTGTAATTTAAAGTTGTCAATTGCTACCGTCCCAGTATTTATAACTTTTACACTCATGGTATATTGGTTGCCAGCAGATACAGGTATTGTTCCTTGACCAACTCCTTGTTGATAACCAATCGCTCCACCACTACAAGAAACATTTAAGCCTTTAACATTTGAATTAACAGTTAGAATAGCGCCACTAACTGGAGTAAATGGAGCAACATTACCACTTTGTAGCCTTGAATTAGTCAATAAATTTAAATTAGGCAAGTTCAATGACGGCGAGTTTTTTAATCTATTATAGTTTTGTAAAGCTGTTTCTGACGTTTTATGACCGCCGTAAATTTTAGATTTACCAGCTATAACTTCGCCATTTTCAATCATTTCAAACGAAAGGTTTTCGTAAGTGTACCATTTTGTTATAACGTTAAATGATATCTTTTCTGAGAAAGTGCCGTTACGACCGAACCCTTCTGTTTTAGTTACACTTGATAAAGCTAAGTCAGCGTACACTTGAAACAATCCTGTTTGATATTCTAATGTAACGAATTTTTGAGCTAAAATATCATTCACGAACTCATTAATAATTTTATAGTTTTCATCTAGCGTTGGGCAAAACGTCTCTAAATCAAACTCGATATCAGGCTGAGCCAAAACTCTTGACCCAGCTACACCGATACCATTTGAATTAAAAATATTATTTGCTATTTCTAACCCTAGATTGGAAGGGTTATATAGCCTTAAGTTACCATTAGTCACGTCCCAGACCTTGTTATCTTGACCGTCTAAGTTGGTATGGATTTTAAATTGTCTTACCATTTTATGCCCTTCCGTTATCTATCATACGTTTAATATTACGAGCTAGAGCAACTTCATTGAGCCCTGTAGCATTGATATTAAATACATTTGAGTTAGTTGTACTTGAACCAGCAGTTGCGCTTTGTGCAATCATTTGACCACGTGCTTGTAAGTTTACATCAGGTAAAGCAGTTGCTGAATTAGATTTGAACAAACCTGAGATTTTACCAGCTACACCATTAACTGCGCTTGTGATACCATTGATTGTTCTTGTAATTCCACCGAACACATTATCAGCTAAACGACCAATAGCACCGAAGATGTTGGAGAAGAAGCTTACTAATCCACTAAAAGCACCCGTGATACTTCTTACTGCGTTTCCAGCAAATGAGCCAAAGGCGTTAAAAGCATTAGCTACTGCATTTCTTGCACTATTAAATACACCAGAGAAGAAACTACCGATTGAACTAAATACACCACGAATTCTATTAACTGCATTACTTGCGAAGTTCCCGATTGCATTAAATACATTAGAAACGATATTACTAACAGAGTTAAATATACCTGAGAAGAAACCAGCAACTACACTCCAAACTCCAACAATTCTGTTATAAGCACTCTGTGCAAAGTTTGCAACATTATTGAAGATTTGGTTAGCAAAGTTACCAATGCTTTGAAAAATAGGTCTGAAGAAGTTTAAGATGTTTTGCCAAATTTGGTTAATTCTATTCCCGACACCTTGAACAAAGTTTCCTACTGCACTCATTACATTTTGAACTACAGCTAGAATTCCATTCCATGCTGTTTGAACAACGCCAACAATACCATTCCATAAAGCTTTAATACCTTCTACAGTACCACGTATCACAGCCAATATAGTTTGGAAGGCTAAGTTGATGATTGATAGTATTAAGTTGAAAATAGATTGATAGAAAGCAATTAATGGTTGGAAAGTGGTCATGAACCATTGAACGACACCAGTTACAATATTTTTCACGTTATTCCATACAGTTTGGATTGTTGTGAAAATAGTGTCCCATAAGTTAGAAAAGAACTCTGTTATTCCGTTCCAAACATCTTTGATTCCTTTTACGATACCCGAGAAGAAACTTACGATACCGTTCCACATAGCTTTAATGCTTTCAACTGATTCATTCCAAGAGTTAGCAATATTTTGACCAACACCTTTAACTCCGTCTACAATACCTTTCCACAAGTTACTGAACCAAGTACCAAGACCGCTGAAGAAACTCTTGATGTTTTCAACTGAATCTTGAAGGAATTTAACAAAGTTAGCCCATACCTCTTTACCTTTTTTAGTTTGAGTGAAGAAGTAAACCAAACCAGCCACAACCGCTGCAATAGCTACTGCAATAGCCACGAACGGATTAGCCATTATCAAAGTGAACAAACCTTTAATAGCTGGTATAACAGCCATAACGGCGTTCTTCATTATTTTGAAGGCATTTATTACAGCAAGGATACCTTTAGCAACTTTAAATGCTGCAAACGCTGCGCCTAAAGTAACGATAGCGCCTTTTATTAAATGCATTGCTGCTTCACTTTCACTTATCTTCTTAGTAAAGTTTGCTAACTTAATCATTAAGGCTTCAAACTTGCCGCCTAATTGAAGTAGTGTTTCAGATATTGCTTTCATACTACTATCAGCTGTGACTGCTTTCTTAGGAATCAACCCAAAGCTTACAAGAACATTTTTAATTATGTTGATTATATTGCCCAACACTTGTCCTAATGCTTTAAAACCGCCAGCGAACAAATCTAACGCACCATTGTCTTTTAGTTCGTACCATAACAGTTGGACATATTGAACAATACTAGCAACGGCATTACCAGCACTTTCACCCCAACCTGCCATTTTATCAATTAAAGCTGTAATAACAGGAGTTAAAGCGTCTAAAGTAGGTAAGAGAGCTGTTGATAATGTTTCGTTGAAACTGTCCCAAGCGTCACCGATAGTAGTTACCGCACCACCACCAGCGTTTCCTAGTTTCTGCATGGCTTTATCTAGCATTTCAACTGAGATAGCTCCATCTTCACTAGCAGCTGCAAAAGAATCATATTGCTTTAGAGCTGGATTCATTTCCATAACTGTGGACTTCAAAGCAGCACCAAGAGCGGTATTGTTATCTGTTAACTGATTGATGTTTTCGGCAGTAACTTTACCAGCGGCTGACATTTGACCGTAAGCTTGAACGACACCTTTAAGGTTTTCACCAGTACCACCGAACGCTTGGTTAGCTTTTACAAGAGCGTCTGTTTTATTACCAGCTACTTCAGCACTATCTCCTAAACCAACGAACGTTGTAGCAAGTTTTAGAGTGTCCTCTGTGTTTGCGTTTGTATCAGTCGCAAGCTTAGACATTCGCTTACTAAGTGACTCAAAGTCTTTCACGTTCCCTTTGAAATTCATCGTGTTCTTCAAAGATATCATGGCTTTTTGAGTAGCCATTGCGTCGGATACCCAACCTCTAAGACCGTTCCCTAATGCACTAACAGCACTTGAACCGATTTGACGGAAAGCACCGACAGCTATCTCTCTAAGCCCATTAAACTTAGATTTGAAGCCTTCTATTTTGCTACTTACACCACTATCGTCTAAATCAACTTTGGCTTTGGTTTCCCATTTACCATTTTTAATAGCAGCGTCAACTTCTTTGATATCAGCTTCAAGTTTATCAGCTTGGATAGATGTATTAGCTAAGTCACGTGATAACTTAACCCACTTCTTTTGTCCTTCTGGTGTGCTTTTATCAACATCAGCAAGCTCTTTCTTTAATTGAGCAGCTCTATCTTTAGAAATACTTAATTGTTGCTGTAAATTCTTCTGAAGCTGTCTCATTTTGTCTGTATTTGTAGGGTCTAACTGTAATGCTTTTTTTAATGCACTAGCTTCGCCTTTCAGCCCAGACATGGCTGTATTAATACCCCTTAGAGAGTTTTCAAACTTGGCTGTATTACCATAAATCTCTATTTCAAATTTAGCATTACTCGCCATTACATGCCCTTTCTTTTACGTTTTCTTTCTTTCTCCTGTTGTTCTTTCTTCTTATCTCCTACTTGTTCTAGAACCTTATAAATTACCTCTAATTCCATGTTAAGGTATTGGTTGAAGTCTATGTCAGCTGTTCCGAAGAACACCAGTAAATCAATCGTTTTATTGCCTTTAACGACATCTTTCTTTTTACGTAAGAGTGAACTAGATGAAAAAAAGACCGTTTCTGTTTCTTCTGCTTCACTTGGAAAGACGGGTTTACAGAACATATACATTAAATCGTCTAGCTTAGGAACTTCTATTTTCCCTTCTATAACGTTTTGATAGTTATTAGTAATATCTATCCACAATGTAACTAACTTGTCTGTAAACCCCTCATATTCCTCTGTGAAGTTGTCGGGAACATAACCAGCCAAAAAAGAGCGTTGTAGGTTAGAATAATTTTCTAAGTCTGTGATAAAATCACTACCATTTAGTTCCATGTATCTAATTGCATGTTTTAAAATCATCTAACCCACCTCAGCCTATTAAATTTCTTTTTGCCACAACTCAACAAGTTCTTTCAAACCTTTTCCGTTTGTATCGAAAGCGTGAGTTTCTTTGTATTCTGCGAAGTCTGATTTTGCAGTAGGTAAGTTATCTTGGAACAATGCCAAGTATAAACCAAACTGAACAAACTCCATGATTTCAGTGATTTCTCCACCACCTTTAAGAGCTTTATCTAGTTCTTGTTGTGCTTGGAATAAATCTTTACCTGTGATTAATTTAAATTTATATGCTGTACTTACTTTTTTAGCCATTTTGTTATTTCCCTATCTTTCTTTTATTTACTTTTAAGCAATTGTTACTGTCAACATTGTTGAAACATCTGGGTATCCAGCAGCACTAAATGTTACTGTATAAGTTCCGTTAGTCAATGAGCCATTTTCTACAATTGTACCGCCTGAATTTTTGATGACTGCTGTTACTGTAACATCTTCGTTATCTTGGTTTTTCAATGTAGTAGGAATTGTAGCAGTTGCACTTGTTGCTGTTAATGATTCTGGGGCAGTCAATTTATTAGAAGCACCTTCAATCTCTGTATCTGGCAACATAATGAACAATCCTTCTTCCATTTTAGCAGCGAATGCTTTAGCTTGTTCTCCCCAGATTTCATATTCAATTTGAGCTACTTTTTTAGTACCGTTCATGTAGATGTCTGATTCTGTAGCTTGTACTGGCAAAGTCCATTGGATTGGGTCAACACCGTCAACTGAGTCTGTTTCTGACTCTTTAGTAGCTTCAGCAGTTGGAGTTAAGTTTGGATATACAACTACACGCCAGCCATCTTCAAAACCGCCATCAGAAGTACGACGACGACCTTTAAGCAAGTATTGAACACATTTAGTTTTCCAGTTACCAGTAGCAGACCAGCCTAAGCCATTAGCTGTTTTCTGTTGACCTAACATATCTTCTTTGAGTGTTTGGTCAGTTTGGATAAATACCATTTCGCCTTGGAGCAATGTAGCACCTTTTTTAACACCGTGGTCTGGTACATCATCAGCTGGGAAGTTTTGAGTTTCTGCTTGGTCTTCCATAGCGCCTACTGAAACGAGTCCTGTAACGATTTTAGGGTTAGTTGTTTGAATTTTGCCTTCTCCGTCTTTTGACAAGTCAGCCACGATAAGTGCTTCGTTACCCCAGAAAATTTCACGTTGTGCGTAAGTTAAATTCATTTTGTAATCTCTTTCTATAATTTAAGTGAGCTTGCGTATTTAGCAGCTTTTTTAAGTATTGCTTTAACATCTTTTTGCCCTTGCTTTTCAACAAGGAAATACATGCCGTCATAACCAGTTCCACGATAACTAGCTCGTGTACCAGCGTTAACTATTTTTCTGTTTCCACTACCAGTTTGTTTTGTGTTAGCAGCGAGTTGCCCAGTATTTTGATACCTTGCATAGTTATATGTTTTACCATGACTTCTGATAAACCTAACTCTACGACTAGCAGCATTTGCCTTTTGTTTTGTTTCTGCTTCAATGAAGTCAGCTAAAGCAGCCGTCACTTCGTCTCCGAATTCTTCTGCAACTTCAGCAGGGTTGAATCCTTGTATCATTGCCACGGTTCGCCACCACTTCCTACAGGTAAGTAAACAGAACCAGTATAATTATATAAATGGCTGTTTTCAGACCAGTTAGTCATAGTCAAACCACTTTGTAGAATGTTCCCTACTTTTTGAACAAGCGGGTCATCGACATTAGCCACTGACAAAACAACGTTATAAGTATAGCCGATAATGAAGCTCGTATTATCCATTTTAAGCACCTTAGATTCACCTAGAGACAAATACACCGTTTTATCTTCTATAGTGTCCTTAACGCCTAAAATAACATCATTTAGACCCATTGTAAGAAGTTTATTGTACCAATCAATATAAGAATCAAATACCATTTGCCACTACTCCTTCCAATGTCATTTTGTTGTTCTTCGGGTTTCTCTCCCACGTTACTGTTTTATATTTGACATTCTTTTCGTCATAGAAATACTCGAATATCAAATTTTCATATTCGCCTATTGCATTGAGCTGATATCTATTTCTTTTACCTAAACCAATCATAGAAAACTCATCAAGTCTTGATTGAGCTATTTTCTCTTTAGTAGCCTGTAAAGGTATTAGAGTAGTAGCGTTCTGTTCAGCTCCGTTTGGCTTTTTAACAGTTGTTTGAACTTCTAATGTTACCTGAGTAAATATCATTTAGATACCTCCATAAAACATCAATTCAAATAAACTGTTTAAGCGTTTTTGTTCTGAGTTTCGCCACTGTTCGGACGGTTCAGTAACAATTTCTAAACGGCAATAAGTTGCAATGAAGTCTTGAACTAAATCACTTGTTTCTTGCGGGTCAATGCCAGCTTTTTCTAACTTAGCAATAGCAATTTTCCTAAACATAGTGAGTTGTTCGTCATAAATAGTAACAGCAGAAGGAATACCACAAAACACTTTAATGTAATCTAGCATTCCTTACCTTTCTGTTTATTAAGCGCCAGTTTGGTCACTTACGTTTACCGTAGCTGTATCTGTTAGACCGTTTACCGTTTTAACTGTAATAATAGCTTGTCCTTGTTTAGGTTGTGCTGTAACAAGTCCATTAGAATCTACAGTTGCTACTGTTTCGTCTGAACTTTCCCATGTAACAGTCTTATCGTCAGCGTCTTCTGGTAATACAGTTGCTGTTAATTGTCGTGTTACGTTTTGAGCTAAATTATTTGTTTTAGGCGATACGGTCACCCCAGTTGGTAGCTGGGGAGCACTAGGGAAAAGTGATAACAGCACCAGCGTTAAGTTTTTCTGTGTGACCTACACAAAGTGCTTCAATCAAGATAGCGTTAGAGTTTGTTTTCCACTCAAATGCGTCAACTTTTGTAAGGTCTTGCATGTCGATATGGTAAGCGTCTTGAACGAGTACAGTAGGTTTGATAGCTTTTGTACCTGTGTAAACAATAAGTTCATCTACACCAAGTTGTGCGGCAATTTCAGCGTCTGTATTTTTGATTGTGAATGCAGCAGCACCAGCTTTTGTACGGATTTCAGCAAGAAGTTTTTTACGGTCAGCTGTGGTAACAATAAGGTAGCGTGTACCAACTGTAGGACGAACAAAGTCAATAGCTTCTTCAACAGCACCTGTCAAGTCGCCTTCTTCAGCTGTGATTTTAGCAATTTTATCTGCGTTAGCTTCTTTATCAACTGAGATGAAACCGTTAGAACCATTAGCAGTACCTTCGAGCAAAGCAAGGTCAACAACTTTATTAACGATAGCCTGAGTCATTTCAGCAACAATCAAGTTGTAAAGCTCTGTATAGTTAAGGTTTAAACGTTTAACGTACTCTGAAATTGTTTGGAGTTTGTAAACCATTTGTGGTTGAACTTGTGACAAATCAAGAGTAGCAGCTTGTTCAGTTTTTTCTGCGCCAACTGTGTGTACTTGTGCTTCATCAGATGAATCAAACAAGCTAGAAATAATCATAGCGCCAACGTGTGTAACTTTGAAAATTTTGAATACTGGATTTGAACGTGTAAGAGTTGTTTCAATGCTTTCAACAATTTTACGTGGCAACTGAAGGTTTCCATCTGTAATTGTTACACCGTTTTCTTTAAGTTTAGCGTCCCAAGCGTTTTTAACATCTTTTTTGTCAGCTGATTTAAGTACATCGAAGAAAGCGTTGATTGAGTTGTTAGTTTCCAAGAAGTTTGTCATTTTAATTTGTCCTTTTCCTTTTTCGTTTTCGTTAAGTTCGTTTTTAATTTCAACAATTTTAGCTGCATTTTCAGCAAGTTTAGTTTCGAGACCTTTAATTGCTTCTAAGTCTTCTACTGCGTTCTTTACTTCAAAGCCTTTAATTTCAGCTTTTAATGAGTTTTGAGCTTCTTCGAGTGAAGCTAGTTCATTACGTTTTTCAATTAAATCAAGTTCATTCATACTTCGCTTTAATATCCTCAATTTCTTTCATAGCATTCTTTTTAGCTAAGAATTCTTTCCGTTCAGCTTCTAATTCTTCACTTAACCCATTTTGGATAAATTTTGCGTTAGGGTCAGCTGGTACAGAAACAAGACTTACTTCTTTAAAGACTGCATTTTTAACAATCATAGCACCTTCTTCGTCAAATTCGTAATCAGTAACATAATAAGCTACAGAAACGTTTTTGAAAGCTCCATTTTCGATTGCTTTTTTAATGTTTGGCGCTGTGTCGTAGACTTCAAATTCACTTACATAAGCGTTTAAAGACTCATCATACTTAGTAACTACATCTCCGATAACTTCACTAGCTTGTTCGCCGTGGTTATATAAGAACGGATAACGTTCACGGTCAAATTCTAATGAGTTGGGTTGTAAAATCATTTCGTTGCGATTCTTAACACCAACCTCGGCTGCTACAGTTGTGATAACTTTCTTATCGCTATCTTCTGCGTTGTGAATTTCAAGTGAAACACTATTCTTGATTAGTTTCAACTTTTTCTTCTTCGTCCTTTCTTGTGCCTTTTAAATCACTCAAATTATCAACTGCGACTGCATTCAAGTTAGAAATATAAATATCTCCACCCTCGATAGGTTGTTCGCCCATCATGGCAAGTAATTGGTTCTGTGTGAATACAGGTGCGTTTGTATTTTCGTGATACAAATCAATTAATTCTTTAAGTGTAGCAAACTTAAATAGTTGATTGTCAATCATAATTCGCTCATAATAGAGGTTTTGTTCTTTTTCTCTACGTCTTGAATTAGATATAAGTTTATAGCTTAATTCTTTTTCAAGTTGAACTAAAATAGGAATAATAGTGGAATTATAGAAATAAATTTGTTCTTCTTGTGTTGCTGTACCTAATAGAACTTTTTCGTTCATAAAATAAGCACTAAGTAATTCAGATTTAATCAAATCAATTTCTTCACTATTAAGTACAGAGTAATCTTTTTTAAGCTCAATCAAGTCGCCTTTAGCGTCCATTGGAACAATACCATTGAACTTAGCTGCTTTCTGCATGTTCTCGATTGTCTTATTAGCTTTCTCTCTGTAATCATCAACGAAGTCAAAGTCTAAATGAGCATTAACTTTATACAAAGCACGGATTTTACCTTGGTCTAGCTTGGTAGCGATAGAAGTCAAAGCATTATCCAAAATACTTGTATCATCATTGATATAAAACGGACTTACAAGATTAACTGTCTTATTAAAGTCAGGTTCATCTACGCCAGAATCGTTCAAAAATAAAAGGTCTAACAATTCGCCTGTGCTTTTGTCAATCTTAGGCACTAATGTTACGTATTTAGTTGCCATTAACTGTTTAACTACATCAGTCCAGAATTCAATGCTATTTTTACGCCCTTTAGGAGACCAGTTAAGCACTTCATCAATATCAGAACCAGCCATACTAATCAAAGTATCAGCGCCTTTAGGATTCTTCTTATACTTAACGTGGTTATAACTTACCTTTACAATCTCACTCGCAATCTTGTTTTGAATATTAGTGACAAACGCACTTGTATAATCAATACTTGCGTCATTCCAAGCTGTAACACGTTGGGTTCTACGATTCAAACGACCGCTTACGATACTAACAGCTTTAGAAAAAATATTATCCAAGTTCCTTTTCTCTCCTTTCTACCACAAACTAACACCCTTACCTTGTTTATACTCTTTGGTTTTCTTATTATGGCAAGACTTACAAAGTAACTGAAGGTTGTCAGGATTGAGGGAAATAGTGGGGTCATCTAAGTTTTCCCATGTTAATTCTATTATATGGTCAACTTCATATTTTTTTAAGCCGAAGCCCCCACAACGTCTACAAGTCATCTTATCACGCTTGCGAACGTAGTCACGTACTTCTATCCATTCTTTTTTATTATACCAACCACTCTCACGAACAGTCTCAACATCATACCTCATCCGTAATCATCATTTCTAAAGCCATTGTCATTGATAGAACAGGGTCAATCTTATCTTTTTCAAGTTTCTTGACGTACATATAATCGCCAGAACCACCAATTTTAACAGCTGCATTATTTAAAGCCCATTGCATAACTTTTTGCTTGTGTATCAATGTTTTAGAACCAAGCTTTTGTTTAAGCAACTTAATATAATCACTCATTGCAAAACCTTGTCTAATGGCTCTTTGGTTATCTCCGTCACTATCGAAGAAATAGCGGTCAATCAAGTCTTTAAGGATTTCATATTTAGCAGGGTCATAACCAACTTTACGAAGTTTAGGGCTATAATCTTGTTTGAACTTCTTAATATAAGGAATTAAGTCATTAACGTTGATATATTCACTTTCAAGAACAATTAACTCGCCTTTATCAATAAAAACGTCCCATATTTCTTTTTGCTCAGTGTCTAAACTATCGTAGTTCTGTCTTACGGTAAACACTAGGCTATGAGTATATACACGTCCTTCTAGTTCGCACATGAACGTTATTGAGGTCAAGTCTCCGACAAGTGACAAGTCAATACCTACATAAGTTCTATTTCTGTTAAACACAGACAAATCAAAGTCAGTGAGTTCAGTATCAGTAGGAGTAAAATAGTAAGCTGTATCCTGCATTGGTAAACCCATATTGAAAGCTAAGAACTTCAATTGTAACGCTGGGTCACCTTTGGCAAGCTCATATTCTTCGTTTACACCACCAAATTTAGGAACATAACCGATAAGAGGTAAAGCCATTGACCAATTCTTCTTATCTTTAACTTGCTCTTTTTCTTCAAGCATATAAAGCAACCCAAAGCTGCGGTCATTATAAAATTCTTCTTCTGACTTAAAGCGTTCAATCATCTTGTCGTATAAGCCATCTCTACGAGTACCACCAGAAGTGATATAGATTGATTGCCAATTATCTTGTTTTTGTCGTGAACCTTTGTTTACTGACTCAGTAACATCTTCTCCGTAAGTGTGAACCTCGTCAAAAACATTGAGAGAACTATTACCACCTTGAGCACGAAGTGTATCGTTGGTTTGTTTCTTAAACACAGTCTTAAAAGGTTTAAACTCAAGTCCTTGCTTAGTGCTTTTAAATAAATCATTTTCATTATATACCCTTATCGTATCACTTGCTTCTGTTTGGTTTCGTACTTGCTCAAATACGTGTCTAGCCTGTGTGTTATCATAAGCAATAACAAGACTTTCTCCACCATAAGCACCACCAAGAATCATCCAGTTAAGGATACGTGTTGCCATCAAACTTGACTTACCAGAACCACGACCAAGGTTAAGAAAGACTTCATTAGTAAGCTGTACTTGTTTGCCTTTCTCATCTATCATGTCGTAACCTAACATAAGCTCGTACCACCATTGTTGCGTAGGTAGCAGCTCAATCTTACGTAAATCGCCAGTCGTCAAATAAAAGTTATCTTCAATCCATTCAATAGCTTGTGTAACACGGTCATAGCGATAAATGTACTTGTCATGTATTCTAATTTGTTTTCGGATAGTTTGCTTAATGTATTTATTAAGCCGATAGCCTTGTTCTTTATTCCAAGCTAACATTTTATTCAAGTAATACATTAAGCTTTCTCTCCTTCTTAAATTTCAAATAATTCCATAAAGTCTATTAAATCAAACGAAATACAAAAATCAACATCATCTGTGTTTGGGTATTCGTTGTAAGCTATCCATATAACTGGGTTTCTGCTGTACCAATGTAAACCGCAATAAACAAATTTATAATACTTTCCGTTTGTGTAATCTTCATCAGTTACACCAATATATTTAAAATTCATATATCGCCTTCTAAACTCTTTTTATATCAATTACAATAGGAGCACCCAAAGCTTTATAAGTTAATACAAAACGTTTGTTGCATTCTTTGCACTCTTTTAAATATTTAGGAAAGTCGCCACCACTTATTCTTTTTATAGTTATTAAGTCATGCTTCATATTAGAACCCTTCAGGTGCTTCAACTTCAGGTGCTTGATAATGCTCTAATCTATACTTATTCATTTCCTCAATTTTCTTTTTAAGGTCATTAGAGCCAGCTTCTTCTTGTTGTAATCTCCGCCATTCAGTAGGGTTATACAATTCAGGATTTCCAGCTTTAGCAATAAACATAGCTACTAGACTGTCTTTATCAAGTTCTTTCTCTTTAACTTTAACAGATTTAACTTTACCTGTCTCATCATAAAGGGTCTCAGTTTCTTTTATTGTACGAACCGTCATTTTGCTAGCTAAGGCACTTTCAGCTAGTTCTAACATATTTGACCGAGCTACCGATTTAGCTTCATCATACGCCTCCCTATGAGCGTCTCGCCATGTTCTAAACGTTTTGGCTGATACATGTAAAGCTGTATAAATCTCTCTGTCGTTACAACCTGATTCAATCTTGTCAATAATTTCGCTATATAATGGTTCTTGACTCATTTCAGGCAATATAGTGGGTCTACCAACTTTTTTATCAGTCAAAACTTTCTCCTTTCTTTTATAAGTGTTTAAATTGTGTAAAGCTTATATTTTGCGTTCTAAGAGCATTTAAAAAGTGGCTATATATTTCCACCTCAAATAGATTTAAATAGATTATATGAGATTCTGATAGATTCTAAGAGATATCTCAAGCCTTGTCAAGAAAAAATTTTCCTTTTTGATTTTTTGGGAGATTTTTAAAGAGG